CTTGGCCCATACCTCAAATTCAGCGGCTGTATTGCTGCGGTTTGTTACCTGCAAGGTAAATGTCACCAGGTACTGGCCTGCGCAAGGAACCTTGATCCGTGAGCCGCTTTCCACGGTGATACCGTTAGAGAACGCAGGAGCGAAGGTAAGCAGGTTCTCCGCTGTGATGCTGGCATTTGTCTGGTCTTGGTCCGAGATCATCATTGCTTGGGGCAAGCTGATGCCGTTGCTGTTCTGGAACCCACGGATACCGCCAGCAAACCCGCCTCCAGCTCCGCTGCCCATGGCCATCCATGTTGCCGCGCCAGCAGTGTTCTCGCTGGTGACGGGGGTGTAGGTGTTGTTGAGCTGAAAGATTACTTGCTCGAGCGAGCGCACCAACTGGTTGAACTGCGCCGCATCGTAGCCCGATGGCGACGCGTTGGGCAGGCGGACGTTGGTAATCTTGCTCATGTCTGGGATTCCCAGTGAACAAGTTCAAGTTGCCGTCTTGCAGCAACAGCGTCTTCCAATGTCACACAAACCGAAGAGTAGTAGCGCCTTCCCTGCGCCGTGATATTGGCCAGCCACTTTTGATAAGCAGGCAAATACACAACCCCCCGATGTCCTGTAACGGAGGTTTTACGCCGGGAGTTGACTGACTGCACGTGCCCAGATGCCCAGCGACAGTTATTCTTAAAATACCCAAGGCTGTTTTCAATTCGGTCTAGTGTCTGGCCTTCCCCAGGCTCTCCCATGTCAAACACAAATTGAACATATTCTTGCCACTCCGGACAGACGATAATCCCCCGCGCCCCGTAGCGAACGTAGTCCTTATCCTTCGGGTTTTGACACCTTCTAATCATGGCCCGCCACGTGTTGTAGGAGGAACGATTCCATCCCCCATGTCGTGTAATTTTTTCCAGGTGGTAGCAGCCACAAGACTGCGTATTTCCTGTAGCAAGACTGCCGGAAGGAATAACAACCTCTTTACCGCAATCACACAGGCAGCGCCACAGGCGTTTCTTATTCGCGTTCACTCCGGCGTCTGCGACCACAGACAAACGCCCATAGCACATACCGATTCGATTGATAAATTTGCCCATGGCCCAATTATACATTCATCTACTGCCATCAGGCTGGATGTCCACGCGCAACGTGCCGTAGCGCCACCATCCACCCAATTCACTGCTCTCAATGCGCAGCTGAATCTGTCTACCGCGCGCACGCGTGCTGACAAACTGCGTGCCCGGTACGATGGGATAAGGGTCTAAAGAGCTTGGCGTTGCAGAGGCCTGTGGATAGGCACGCAAGAGCAGCCGCACTATTAGCTCCCCTACTTGACTCTTAAAGTCAGGGATGAACTTCTGCATCAGCAGCATTTGGTCACCGTCGCCAAGGTCAAAGTAGCCAGAATATATGTAGGCGTCAATTGCCACGCCGTCGGCGTCCACACCATCCTCTTGGTTATACAAGTGGCTGCGGCCTGCTGTAAGACCGTAAATCGTAGAAATGGTGGCTTCGTTGTCCAGCGGGTCGTATTCCGTGGCCAAGGGCTTGTCAAAGGTTCCGGTGTCGGTCCATGCCGTGCGGGACATAGTACCCACTGACCAGACGTTTTCCATGTAGTTGTAAGTCACAAAGCGGTTGATGTAGTCGCTGCTCAGTGACGGATAGAACCACGTTACCTCGTTAAATTGAGTGTTAATGCCCACGTTCACGGCAGTCGCCTGTGCGATGTTTAAGTCTTCAAAAACAAAATCCTGCACAGTGCAGGGGAGCTTCTTGACCGTACCGTCAAACACAAAGAACGCGTCTTTGCTCATCCAATACGCCACGCCGTTAACGTCAGCCGACGCGTGGGGGCCGATGATGCCGCAGTTGGCACCCAGCTGTTGAAAGCCAAAGGTATAGGGTGGCCCGAGGAATTGTTGGCCATGGATAGACGTGTCTGTCCAAATCAGTATCTGGCCACGTGAGCGCAGCGCTGTGACAATCTCATTGCCGTCCGTGAGCCGTTGTCCGCCAGCCGTGTTGGTTGCCGTGGCAACAAAGTCCCCAATGTCTTCTTGGTCAGAAAAGCGCACAAACATGGGGTCTTGGGTTGTGGGGTCTCCCAACGTGGTCTCCGTACCAAAGCACACCAAGTGCCGGTCAGGTGTAGAGAGCAGCGCATACTTGCTCTTGGTTGGAGCTCCTGCAATGGCCGTGGCCCGCGTGCCGAGGCCCGTGTTCGGGTTCCACTCGTAGATGCCGCCATCCACTTGCTGCAAGATGAGGTTTTCACCATAGGAGTCAAATTGCCAGACTCGAGCAAACAGGGTCAACGAAGCCGAGGCAGGACGTGGCGTGCCCCAGGTGCTCAAGCCCCAAGTGCCTGTGCCCCAGCCAAAGTCAACAAAGCTGATGTCGCCACCGACGTTGATCTGGTAGGCCGCCGTGGCCGCTCCGGCCGTCGCTGCCGTGGAGGTGGCCGGGGTCGGCGAGAGGATGGTGTACGTGCCACTGGTCAATACCTCCTGAATTTCAAACTCGTTTGTCAGGGTGGCGTTGGGGATACCCCCAGGGTTGCCCGAGACAGTGCTGTAAGTGACAAAGTCCCCTTTAACCGCCCCGTGGGCCGCGTCGTTAACAACCACTGTGGTGCTGCCGTTGGTGGTGGTAAAGGTACATGCCCCAGTGGCCCGAATTGGGGTGATGTCGCCCCATGCACCGCCATAGAACGCATAGACCTTGCGGTTTGTCCCAAGGGCCGCGTAGGGCACACCGTCCAAGCCGTTCCAAGTAAATATCTCGCTGGCCGAGCCAACAAAGTTGACGAGGGTGCTACCGAACCGAGTCCATCCGCCCAGTTTCTCAGGCAGACCATAGCGAAAACGCACATAGTCACTGTCTACCCAGCCGCCTTCAGCGCCGTATTCAGTGTTCTGTTTGTCAACACCTGGTTTGAGAAAAAGCCGAAGAAGTGCCATTACCTAAACCCTGCTGTTTTCTTTGCTATGCCTTTAGGCTGTGCTACGAATTGTTTCCCGGCTTTTTTGCCAGCGCGTTTTGCACGCGTTGTCGCAGCGTATTCACTAGGGCTGAGACTTTTAATCGCAGCTTCTGGAAGGTATCGCTCACCTGTTTTACTAGACGGTTTTCCACTTTTGGTTCTCCATTTTTGATCGCCCCAATCTTTGAGGCTTTTTTGAGGGGCTTTCAATCTCGATACCCCCCACCTGAGGCCTTGTACTTTTTAGCGACCAGCTGTGCTTTTCTCGCGGACCACTGGCCTGCGCCAGTGCCCTGAGTTGCTGCGGCTTTTACCTGAGACACAATCTTTTTACGTAAAGTTGGTTTTGTATAGTTGCCCGCAGCGTTAACAGTCGATTTTTTGGTCGTTGTTTTCTTCATGTAAATCTCAATTACATTGTTGCCCCTGCCGCAGCAGGAACGGTAGTAATCTCAATGGCCACTGAGCGCTGAAGGCTTAACACCTGCCCACAATCCGAACAGGTATCTGCCTCTAGTTCAGACTCGTCCAGGTCATAGCCACACGCAGCACAAAGCACCTCTATGGCATGCGCCGGCTCAATAAGGCCCTCAGGCAGCGCTCTAGAAAGATTCTGTAGCTTCATTGTTTACCTCGCTTTTCATACATTTTACGCAACCAGGCCAGGTAGGTAAACCGTTTTGCCGTCTTGTTTGACAGCGGTCAGCGACTGCTTCTTCAGATTTGCAGGGTCATAGGACACATGAACCCAACCGCTGTCCGGGATACTCTGAGTATAGAACTCAAGGATAACTTGAGTAAAGGCTAAATTATCACGAATCCACTCGGCCAACTCCGCATTGGGCACGCCAGCAATTTCAATGTCCGCAGCCTGCCCCTTGCAATGGTCCGAGGTCCGCGAACCGCCGACCTTGGCATTTACGTCAGGGCTGCGGTAGCCAGAGTTCACCTTCACGCCTTTTTGGAAGTGGTCACGGATGGGCTGAAGCACCTTGCCGGCGAGCTCGGTCAGGTTTCCTGTTTCTACCGGGCCAGGGCTGTTTTCCATGTCATAGCGCAGGGCTGTCTCAGACTTGACCAGCTCGTGCAGCGAAAAGTTTTGCGTTAACTGTGTCATTTCATATCCTTCAGTTTCTGAATCTCACTGCCCTTGTCTTTGGAGCCTTGAGAACTGCCACGATGGAAGTTCAAAACCGTTCCGCACATGGTAATTAACGACCCAAGCGCCATGTACACCAACTCCTTGTTGGTATCCGGTACACCTTTTATGAATGCAAACCAAGCCAAAAAAATAGTGGCAGAAACAATCCCAATGTCCAGCACATAGGCCGTGTTCTTAGCCAACCACGCTGCGCTGGTGGACTCTTGAATCTTGGCATTCATATCCCGAGCGCTGTCGGTGTTGGCGTTGTCCAACTCGAGCAGCTTGGTTTCGTTTGCCATCTTCGCCAGTTCACCGTTTTGCTGCATCTGAAACAGTTCAGCTTTGGCCTTTTCAGCAGCAATCGGGTCAGGCAAAAAACGGTCAATGAGTTTGCCCCCAATAGCGGCAAGTGGGTTCAGGTCACTCAAGGTCATTGTTTACTCCTAGATAACATGGTTGCGGCAATACTCAGCA